GCGATGCTCTCTGGCTGGTCGCCGACCCAGTTCGAGATTCTCATGAAGGAGGGTCCACGTCAGATGACGGCGTACGAGATGCTGCGGCTCGAGTTGGACGACCCCAAGTACCTGCGGGTAAGGGAGCGGATCCGTGCGGTGATTGGTACTGCGTAAAAATCCAAAAACAAATAAAAACACACAAAATACAAAAAGAAAACAAAAAATTTTTGAACTCGTAGGAAAAAATTGACGGCGATAAACTTGGAATTGCCGGTCATCAGCCACCAGCGGGTGGTCGAGGAGCTCATACAGCAATGCTTTATATATAAGTATCCGACGGATACGAACCCTGAGCCCTGATAAGCGGAGTTTGACGGAGACATATAAGCCTGATCACCTTATATAATCCGTTGAATCCGCACCCTAAGCTCTCTGATGAAATAAGAGAGCTTACAGCAAATGATTAACGATATTACTGGTCCCCTTGGGGACCAAAAAGGTTCCTGCTGTATAAAAGGAACCTTACAGCAATCAAATCTTAATATTTGTAACTGGAGCCAACCAGTCTAAAAAACCTGAACCAGGGCATCGTACAGCAATCTAATATTAATGGTTAATAATATCAATGATACCCGTTTTTCAGTACGCCGCTATAGCTCAGTAGAAGAGCGCCACCCTTCTATAATATTTATGGTAGGTGGATGTCCCGAGAGCAAGACTCGGTAGCGGTAAATATTTTTTTACACATATATAAAAATTTGATTTATATGTATATGTCAAGATGAATAATAGATGCCCAAACAATTATGTATAGAGACTAATTGTACTAAAAATGCTAGAGATAGTAGTTATAAGTGTTCTGTACACGGTGGAGGACCACGATGTATTGAACCTGGATGTATAAGTGGTGCTACTACAGGCAAAACAAAAAAATGTATAATACATGGTGGTGGAAAACGATGCGAAGAACCCCAATGTATAAAAGGTGCGATTGGAAAGAATAATAAGTGTAAGGCACATGGCGGTGGAAACAGATGTAAAGAATATGGGTGTAAAAAAAGTGCTAAAGGAGGATATAGTAAATGTGTAGAGCATGGTGGCGGAAATAGATGTACAGAACCTGGATGTAAAACTAGTGCTAGAATTAAGAATGATAAATGTATAGTACATGGAGGTGGTCCAAGATGCATTGAATCTGGATGTATAAACGGTGCTATTGGAAAAAATAATAAGTGTAAAATGCACGGTGGTGGGAAACGATGTATAAAGTCTGGATGTAACAAAAGTGCTAAAGGAAGTACTGATATGTGTATAGCACACGGAGGTGGATTACGATGTACAGAACCTGGATGTATAAAGAGTTCTCAAAGTAATAGTAAATGTGTAGAACATGGTGGTGGAATAAGATGTCCTAATTGTATTACATGGACTGACTCGCGATGTGGATGGAAAAAGTATGATGGATATTGTGCTACTTGCTTCAAACAAATCTTTCCAAATGATGAACGAAGTAAAGTAGTCTATATTCATACAAAAGAAATGCGAGTTCGTAATAAAATTAATGAAACATTTGAAGAATTTATTCATGATAAACCATTATATACAAGTGAATGTAATTGTACACATAGACGACGCATTGACCATCGTAAATTAATTGGTTCTACACTATTATGTGTTGAAACGGATGAGTTTGGGCACGCTGGATACGATCTTAAAGACGAAGAGATACGATATGATGATTTATATATGATTCATAGTGGAAAATGGATATTTATTAGATTTAATCCTGATGGTAAAGGAGTAGATATGGAAGATAAGTTAAATAAACTTATAGAAATAATGAATGAACAGATTAAACGAATAGAACAAGACAAAAATAAAGAATTAGTTGAAATTATTAAGTTATTCTACTAAATATTTATAATCCTAAATTACAATCCTTTGCAAAATGATTTTTAGAGAAACACCTATAACACATATTATATTTTTCATCTTTTTCCATTTCCTGATAGGCATTATATAACTTTTTAATATTATCATCATACCAACAATGTAGTTTACCTTCAAAGAAATTAGATTCATCTAATACTAATTCTAAATATCTAACTTGTTCTGGATATAATACTAGATTTATATAACTGCCACCTCTTACATTTTCAATACCATATTCTTTCATATATTCCTTTGTAACATTATTTTCATGCCAATATTCAGAATTATTATATTTTCTATGTATATCAATTGGTTTATATTTTCTTGTCCAAGAACTACCATTTCCTTCTAAGTGTTCTTGGAAACGATCTGTTACTTTTTTAGTTGTTTTTCCAATATACCATTTATTATTAGTAAGTTTAAGAACATATACACTTAATACCATCTCTAACAATATTTATATTATTATATAAATATCAATTTTTAAAGTAGTAGTTTTTACGTAATGGTTTAAAAATAAATGTATCTATCCACATAGGTAGCATAGTCCTCAATGTCCTATGTTGGCGCCGGTTTTATCATTTTATCACCCGAATGTACCCATACGCTATTAGTCAATGATTCCCGCTCTAAAAAATGGGGGTTCCCAAAAGGTCACCGCGAAAAGGTGGACGAAGACGATTTAGCGACCGCAGTTCGTGAATGTAATGAGGAAACCGGTCTGATTGCCGCCGATTATAAGGTCCACGGTGAAGTGTTCCGTGTAAGCAAGGGCTCACAGTCATATCTTTTTCGATATGCTGTTCTAAAAACAGATATGAATAAAGTAAAAATTTATCCATCTCCACCGAATGAAATTTCCGAATGCCGATGGGTTCCTATTGCCGATCTTATTGGCGCAAATCAGATCTATGATGGCAATAAATACCTACGAAATTGGATATCCGATTTGAAGGATGATGTATCAAAAAAATCGGTTCATATTTTCAAGAAACTATGTGCGAGTAGACCATCGCACGAATCCGTGAGTCCGAGTAATATCGTAACTTGTGCCTAGTTTTTCTACTGCTATTTTATGAGCAATATGTTCACTCGGAGTTAAACTCGCCATAAACGCAGCGACCTTCGGATCGATTGTAGAGTCTGGAGTCGCCTGGGTTTCTAACAATGGTGTAGATGTGGCGGTGATCTGGGCGGGGGCTGTTGCCGTCGGCTTATGAAAGAACGCTTGGATAGAACCCTTTCCTTGCGGAGTAATAGTAACTTTTTTGGGCGGCATTTTGCCGGCTGAAAAAGGCTTTGAGGTGGGTTCATTTTTTTATGCGCAGAGTGTAGGACGTAATGCCGACAGTTGAGGCTATTGTGGCGGCGGCGCGTAAGGGTCCCCCCTTAGCGTCGTTTTCGCGCGGCGTAAAAGTGCGTGGAGGCGGTAAAATGTCACTGCTAAGAGGGTACATGTACGAATTGGAGGAAAATCCAGGGGAAGGGTTCGCCGAGGGGTTTGCGCCCGCGCTAACGCCGGCGGAGATACTCTTTATGGGGGCGTTTGAGGGCAAGTACCTGAATGACTGTACGGACGAGTTTCCGCGTGAGTGGTTTTTATACGCGGCGGCGGCGGGTAAACTATCGCCGGTGGCGGACGTATCGGTGAATTACTTTGGTGTGGGCTCTCGGCAACCGTTGTCGGTCTGGAAGGAGAAAGGGTGGGCGCCGGCAAGAGGACGGCACGTTGCTGCTAAGGACGGACGAGCGATCCTAGCGGACTCTGCGCAAAACCCTGACGAACGTGGATGGTTTCAATGGTACTGTCGCTACTGGCTCGGTCGTCGGATTCCGGCGCTCGATAAGGTCCAAATTGGTCGCTGGCGCTCATTCGCACGCCACGCTGGCTCGGTCAAAGCGCATTGCTCGCCTGGAGAGATTGGGTGCTCGGTAAGGGAACGCCAGGCGTTACTTCAGTGGGCTTATAACCCGTTTATGTAGAATTGCTAAAGGATTTAATCTGGTTTATAGGTGCTTCGACGGTGCCCAATAGCCATTCAGGTAGCAAGTTTGGATGCTGTTTCCGTAGCTGCTCAATCAATTTAGGAACATCGTTGAAACAGGCATCATAGAACAGCAGACCACCTCCAAACGAAATGATCAATTTATCCTCGAAGTTGATGCCAAAGTTATTGTGGAACGTGAACCATTCAATGAAAATGAATAGTGCCGTCTTGAATATAATTTCGGTTGAAATATAGACTATAGAGTTGCGTGTTTGCCGCTTTGCAATAATAAGTATAAATTGAATGACAAGTGCGACCTTCATTGTAAAGAATAATATTGCATACGCCTTCATTACTTCCTATTCGGGGTAACGGTTTATTTCATTTGAGAGACTAAAATGAAATAAGATGTACACCCAGCGGGAATCGAACCCGCGTTATGGCATTGGAAGTGCCAGATACTACCACTGTACTATAGGTGTTTTTGCGCGGGGTTTGGTTTTACCCACAATAGGAGAATCGTGGGAAGGCTTTAGACTGACATGTATAAAATTATCAAGACTAAGTAAGAGGTGCTATGGACTCCGTATTACTGACTCCACAAGAAGAGGCATATATGCTTTGTTATATTGCCTTGTATTACCATTGCGATAAGGCACCGTGCTGGAAACATATTGCTGAGATAATCAAGAAATATGGGGTGCGACGCCATAAAATAGTGTATAGAGGACACGCAAAAAAGGATAAAACGATTAAACATACAACGCCTTTCATATCAACAACCCCCAATAAACGTATGGCAGAGTTGTTTGTAGAACGAAACTGGTCTCTACCCGAAGAGGCACAACGTGTCGGTCACCTGTTTAAAATACATCTTAAAAATGCCCAATCGTTGAGCACACGTGATATTCACTATACATTTTCAAAGGATGTGAAGGAAGAACTACGACGCATAAACAATGGTCGATTAATTTCTAAGAGTGGTAAAACATATACATTTGATGAATTTTTTCCTAAAATTCGGCGCTTGATACAGGAACTCGTATTTGCGGACGAGGCGCAGAACGGCGAAGAAATACTTGTATTAACGGGTGGAACATTTTATAGTGATCCAGCTATGAAACGAAAAGGATTTATGCCTTTGAAGGCGACCGATTTTGAAACGTGGTATTCGTTTCCGTCAGATCACCGCGTGTAAAACCGGTAGCCTACTGCGGCACCTACCGTACAGACCGCCGTACCCCACGCAATATCGGTCAGCGTCATATCTAACGTATAGTTTGTGAGTGTGGCGAAATTCGTCAAGTCATAAAACGCATAGAGAATGAAGCCAATAAGAGCGCCCTTAAGAGCCGCCTCCTTCGTGTTAGTGGCATCCCTTACTGCGTAGAGAAAGATTGCGACTGGGATAAGGAGGTATATGAGGACGGCGGGAATGAGGCGGGGATTCATCTCCGATTTCTGAATTTTATAAAACAAATCGTTGTGGTAGTTGTATCTGAGGGTGAGCCAGCCGGCGTCTAGAAGTCCTACTGTGATGGCAGATCCTACAATGGCTTCCGCTGCGTTCATTGCGTCTTATAAAGAGGCTTTGTTTTTATAGGACGTTGTATGGAGCTTGAAGGACTCGGTTGTTCGCTTATTGGACGCGCACTCTATTGTTTTTGTAACGAACAGAATAGTTGGATTCCCTGGGAGTTTATATCCGGCTCTCCCTATGCGTGCCGTATTCTTGTTAGCGGCGGAGGCGTAGATACTCTAGAGCTCGAGCACGATTGGACGTTTGTGGTTCGTCCAAGTGGGAGCGGAAAGGAATGGTCGTGCCTGGCGACCATTATTAAAGGTATGAGCCAGGGACTCGGTGTGACCGGCTCTGCTCTGATAGTATTCGGAGTCGGTGCTCCTAAGGCACCACCTGGATTTCTAACATTTATGGATGGAGTGCTTGGCGAGGGGCGGATTTTGCTGACGCGTGTATGGCTCGGTGAGCATATCGAAATACCTGCTATTCCGGATGCCATCTTCTTTCCCGTGGGTGTGCCGGCGCATACAATGTACGATATGATTCATCGGTTGCCGGCAAGGGGCGGACACGAAGGCTTTGCGATGACGGGAGACTGGTCACTCATTGTCAAGGCAACGGCGGAGCAGGGGCTGGGCTTGGTCGTAAGCGATATTGGAGAATCGCGGTGGTCGCTATTCTGGCATAAAATTGCCGATTCTGATACCGAAACAGATAGTATCCGTTTTCGTAAAGGAATGCGCCTTATCCGTATTGGAACGCATATTATGGAGCGCTCGGGATTAGGGTTATAGTTTAATGGAAGAGCTTGAACGTGCCCTTCTTCGCCTTGAAGCCCGCCTTGACGAGGTGCTTGAGCGCCTTCTTGCCCGCCGCCGACGCCTT